TTTAGCCATTTACACTCCTCCGATATTGGTGGTCGTTCCAGTTGTCCATAAATTCCAGCGGCTCCATGACCCGGTTGTCCCTGGTCAATATCGGGTCTCGCTCGACCGCTACCCTATGCCCTCCACCTTGGCCGGTGAAGCACTCCTGACCCGGTGAAAATACAAAGACGACCAGGCCGTCTTCCCGCTCCTCCCTGAAGCCCATATTCGACCGGCGGATCATCTCTATATTTGCTATATCATTTGCCGGAAGGATGGTCTTCCATCCATTCGCATAATTGACGCATCCGATCTCCAGACAGCTCACCTCCCGCCAGTGGTCCCGTGGGCGGTTGAGGACGAAATGGGTCAATAGTCCTCGCCCCGTCATTCCTTGTCCTCGTCCGTCCCGGAGTCGATTATCCGGAGGGAGATTCCGCCCAGGAATCCTATAAATGCCCCGGTCAATCCCGTAATGACTTCGACGGCCTCCAATTTCCACCCGATCCAAGCCGTGAACGTGCAGAATATTGTCGCGGCCACGATACTCGCCAGAATCTGAGGCCGAAATGCGGTCATCTTCAAAGTCGTATCCAGTAAAGGCCGGTGGCCGAGTGGTACATCGCCTGCTCCTTAATACGGCAGATGCGGCAGACCCGGACGGCCCATTCCTCGGGATGTGGTCTCCACCAATGTCGGTTAAACCAGCACATCAGCACGCCTTGACAGTGGCGAGTCTTACCAGGCGCCGTGGCCCCTCATATAGCCAGCCCAACATCAGGATGGCGCCGATGATGGCTATCATGCCGACAAGGACTGCCAGGGCGATCAATCGCATAAGACGCCCACGCCGTAGGCCAGCCCGACCAGGAAGATCAGCCCGGTAAACATGAGGATACCGATGGCCCAGAATACGGTGGACCAATCCAGGCTAAACCCATAACGGTTAATCCTATTCCGCATCATCACTTGCCGTACCCGCCATAATCCCGGCGCTCCCCGGACGGCAAGACCCCGATCTCCCCCAGCTCCCGAAGAACGTCCGCGAAGCCTTCATGATCCCCCATAATGGTGGCCATCTGGTCGTTAGCCAGGACGAGGTCGGTCTCCAGACCGGACAGCCTGTCCGAGAGTCCGTTGGTGATGTCCGCCAGGTCTCGCGACTGGTCGGCGTGGAGTTCCGTCCGTATGGTCCGCTCGTTCTCCATCCGCTCGTTGATGGAGGCGATGTCCTCTTGGACGGCGGTTATCTGCTTGACCGCGTCGGTAACGTCATTCCGGACGGTCAGCACCCAGCCGATCATGCCGATGGCTAGTAGCACGAGCGGGAGGACGGCGCCGATGAGTCCGAGATGCTTCATCACTACTGCACCTTGATCGGTTTGTCCTGGATCGTGTTCACCACATTTCGGGCTAAGACGCTAGAATCGAAGTGGCAACTGGCGGAGTCCTGGCCGGAGCCGTCCCCGATTTTCGATGTGTTATTCATGGTCAAATTGCCGACTTTTAACCTCGAAAAATACGCCTCCCCGTTCCACGCCTGGACATCAGAAAGTGTGAGTTGGTCGATGTAGGCTCCAGAATCGCCTGTTATGTGAATCTGAATCCTGTCAACGATGGAGTCAGCGACCGTATAGACCGAACTCAAACGCCTGGAGGTAAGCACCTGGTCCGGGATGGTGTTCGTTATGGTCGCGGCCATCGTATGGCCGTCACATAAAAGCCCGGTCGTCAGCGTCCCGACTTCGCTCTGCTCCATCTTCAACGTCGGAAAGGCCGACCCGGTCATGGTCAGATTGCCAACGAATAGATAAGCAGTCGTCCCGGTAACGGCTTGGGTCAGTGGCGAAATATCTAATGCTCTGGCTATGCCGGCGCGGCCCAAGTCAGTCCCGGAGATGGAAAGGTTGCTGATCCGGGCGCCGTCAGCGAGGCGGATAGATAAGGTCTGGCTCTCCGTCCCGTCCGGGTAGTCCTTATTCTTCTTGCCCATCGTCTGAAGCCCCGCCTCGGTAACCTGGTATTGGGCTGGCTCCGGCCAGTTGTATGTACTCGACGCCACATCTTTGATGGCGAAATAAAGCCCGACGCTAACCGCCGCCGCGCTGACCACGATCGCCAGGACGACGACCGTCGAAACGTGCCGGTTGGCGAAGCCCACCCGAAACAGTTTGAACGCCGGCAATCTGGGAGACGGGATGCGCCGGTCTCCCACCATTCGGCATATCTTCTCAAATAAGGTCATTTACCATTTCCTGGTGCGGCGAATAGGCTTTGGAGTATTCCAGTGACCGGGATGGTCAAGATGGATAGAGTCATAACAAGTGGCTCCACATTACTGAGGACATGCTGACTCGTTGTGGCCGAGATGATGATCCGACTCCCCAGGAATAACCAGGTGAACACCACCGGCGCCGCTATCACCAGCCGGACTATGTCCCCGGAGGTCATCTGTATCTTTTCGGACTTGTCCTCGGTCCCCTTTAATCGTGCTAATTCCTCCCTCGCGAGGCGCAATTCCTCCTGGACGGCATCGTCCGGCGTTGTCATCAGAAGGCGACATCATCCTGGCTTGTCCCCCTCCTGGTTGAGACGCAGAAGTCCAGGTTGGAGAACGTCCCGGTGGTTGTGATCCGGAGATACCGCTCCACCGCCCCGCTCACCGTCACCCGCTCCGCCGTTGGGGCCGCTGCCGCGGCGACCGCCGTGAAGGACAGGACCGTCGCGAAGGCATCGCTGGACCCGTTGTCCGAGGACTGCTGGATGGTCACGGTCGGCGTCCCGGAGTCGATGTCGGTTATCTCCAGGTATGCCACCATCCCGGCGCTACTCGCGGCGCCGTCGTCCCGGCTGGTCGAGTTGCCAGCCGAGGAATGGGTCTCCTTGCCGGTGGTCAGAGTATCGCACCAGTCCAGGGAGACGCCGTCCGCCTGGGTGTCGATCGTGAAGGATAACGACCCATCGGCCCCGCGGCTCGGGTCATAGTTGATCTGCTTCCCTACCAGGCAAGCGGCAACGTCCCCGCGGGTCGCCCCGAATGCCCAGGTCACGATCCGGTCGGTGGTCACCAGTCCCTTGAAGGCGGCGTGTTCTTGCTCGGTCGCATCGTTGAACCAGGAGGAGACTCCGAGGTTGCCATCCGACAGTCCCATCACCCGCTCGTGCGCGGAGGCGTTGAGGCCGGTTATATCCAACAATTCCCGAGGACTCCCGGCGTTGTCGATGGCCGCAACGTCCCCGCTGAGATCGTAACCGTGGACGAATATCTGTTGACCGAGTCCGCTTTTCTTTGCCATATCCTCTCCCTATGGAGTGATGGTCACTTCCTCGTAAAGTTGGATGTCGAATGGGATCGTGGCCGTCCGGTATAAAGCCCCGCCCATGTCCAGCGTTGCGACCGTGGCCGACCCGACCGTGGAGTCGGTGCAGTTCCCGTCAAGGTTGGCATCCGACCGGAGCTTGGTGTCCACCTCCACCATCGCGTCCCAGAGTTCCAGTTCGATGGACTCCCGGACATCCGCCGACGCCTGGAGCCGGAAATAAGCCCGGACCATGATGGTCGTCGTCGAGCCGATATCCGATAGAGTCTGCCACCCGTTGCTCCGGGCCTGGACCCAGTAGGCCAGGACGGGAGTCCCGGACAAAGCCAGAGGCTCGGCCCGGATGACCGCGGCGAAGGCCGGGTCGGTGATGGTCGATAGCAATACATCGATCCTGTCCAATGCTCCCGAGCGGCTCAATCGAACGCCTCGATCAAAGCCCCGCCGATGTACTTGTGATATAGCGCGGCCTTGTCCCGGTTGATGGCGTTGGTGGCGTTCTCAAACATATGGTAGAGAGCTTCGACCTTCGGAGCGTAATGGACGCCGCCAGCGTCGAAGACCGCCAGATTGTCGGAAGGTTGACTTGCTGCCACCCGCCGCTTGAGGTCGCGGGTATGGGCGCCGTGGCGGTCAGCCGGTTTGGACTTCCAATACTGGGAAGCCGGAGGGCCGTATAACTGGTCCTTGACCTTGTTGGCCCCTTCCAAGACCGCGATATCGAATAGCCCCCGGTTGATGATGCCTTGCATAACCTTCAAGCCGGAACCGTCAAAGACCGGGCCGGTAACCTCAAAGTGGACGCCGAATGGTTCAGCCATCAGAAGATCACTCCGTTGCTCGTCCCGGTCACCCGGAAGTCCTCCAGGGTCATCAGCACCGACCGGACCTCGCCCTCGGCCACCGTCATCGACATCTCCCCGGCGCCGATGCTACCCACCGCCCCGAGGTCTCGGTTGCGGAAGGTCAGCTTGGCGATGTCGAGACAAGCCTGGACGACCAACTCCGGGTAGTCGTACCGGGTCAGACCGGCGCCTCCGGAATGGGTCGCCGCCGTCGTCCCGTTGACGCCCCGCTGGACGGTCAAGGTGTTGCCGCTGATGGCCGTTATGTAAAGCTGCTCGGAATCGACCAGGACGGTCTGGGCCGGTCCCAGGTCTGCCGCGCTGGTCACGCTGACGGAGGTCGCGGTCGTTGATCCTATGGCGTCCGCCGTCGTAACGGACAACGTGTCCGCCGTATATCCCCAACTCCCCAGGATGGATAAGGTCTGTTGACCGGCGTCCAGGGTGTTGCTGGTGTCCTCGTTCAATTTGAAGACCGTCTTGGGCGCGGAGTTGTAGGGCATCAGGAAGAAGTCGTTGGCGTAGCCCTCGGTCAAGACCGTACTCGCTCCGCGGTCGGTATCGTCGTAAGCGGTGACCGTGGTCGTGGAGACCAGCCAGCCGTCCAGCGGGATGACATTCGCCAGGGAGACCGTGGTCGAGATGTCATTGGTCCCGGCCAAGACTAGATACTGGGGAGACTGGACCAGTGAGCCGGACCCGATGTCGTAGTACCGGGTCTCGGTCAGCGGCCCAAACGTCCCGCCCTCACAATAAAGGTCGATACGCCGGGACGATGCCTCCAGGATGCGCCGGATGCTCCCGGCGTCACTCGTCCACCCGGACGAGAAACTTGTCCCGGCTAGGTAGTCCCGGAGGTCGTCCGAACTGGCGTATGTGTGGCGAGTCGCCACTATTCAGCGTCCTCGGTGGCTTCCTCGGTGGCCGCGTCGTCGGACTTGTCCTCGGCGGTGTCGGCCTGTTTATTCTCCGCGGTCCCGGACTGTTTGAAGTAGTCGGGATTGGCTTTGAGGATAGCGGCTGGTACGTCGTACTCCACGCCGGACTGGTAGGCGATCCCGCTCCCATCAGAGAAGCTCTGGATACAAGTTACATTGGGCATATTTGTCCTCCTTGGTTGAGGAGCGGGACCGTAGCCCCGCCCCTGATTAGGTGTCCGCTGACTAGGCGGCTCTCGGAATCTTGAAGGCGGCGGCGAGGCCGACTTGTCCGTCACCCCTGCGGCTGGCATAGAAACCCACCTGATCCGTAGCCATATTCTCAAAATCGTTCCTACGGATCGTGAAACCGGCCCGATCGAAAATGTAGTACTGCCGGAAATCGCCGAAGATGGCGATCTTCTCCGTG